CGTTAGAACTTAAAATAATAGTGTTTGGGTTCCCCGTTGCGTGGCTCTTGCTTATGTATCTTGATCGGAGAGCAGAGAAAAAACGACAACGTTTAAGACGTGTAGATGTAATAAGACCTAAACCAAAATTAACAATAGTTAAGAAATAAAGAACTTCCCTCGTAAGAAGTACAGACCCGCCCCCCCCGTGTTTCGTGGGGCGGGTTTTTTTATGCGTGTAGGGGTCTCAAACGGGCTTTGCTTTTTGGTTATTGCTTGACCCCCACCCACCCTTGACGCAGAAAGGGATCCTAATATGTGTATATATATGCTTGATTTACACAGTCATTCCCCGTAAAATACTTGTCGAAATAAAAAAGCATAGTAAAAAAATTTTTCAAAAAATTTTTATGAATCGGAATATTGATATTAACAAACTACCCCTTGACGTTAGAAAAGAATATTTAAAACTAAAAGTTAAGTTCCGTGAAAAAGAAGTCCAGAACAAAGCTAAGAATGACTTCATGTCTTTTGTCAAATGTGTTTGGCCAGATTTTATTGAAGGCTCTCACCACAGACATATCTCAGAAAAATTTAATCAATTAGCAAACGGCGAGATTAATCGTTTGATTATCAATATGCCACCAAGGCATACTAAATCAGAATTTGCGTCTTACCTTTTGCCCTCGTGGATGGTGGGCCGTGATCCAAAGCTCAAGATCATTCAAGCAACGCACACGGGCGAACTTGCGGTAAGGTTTGGCCGGAAAGCAAAGAACTTAATTGATAGTGAAGATTATAAAAAAATTTTTAGAACGACACTACAAGAAGATAGTAAAGCAGCAGGTCGTTGGGAAACGGCACAAGGCGGAGAATACTTTGCAGCTGGTGTAGGTGGAGCTATTACAGGACGAGGCGCGGATCTATTAATCATTGACGACCCGCACTCAGAACAAGACGCACAATCGAAGACAGCATTAGAGATGGCTTATGAATGGTATACTTCAGGACCAAGACAACGTCTTCAACCTGGTGGTAAGATTGTTTTAGTTATGACCCGTTGGTCTCAAAAAGATTTAACAGGAATGTTAATCGCTAATCAAAAAGAAATGAAATCTGACCAATGGCACGTGGTTCAATTTCCAGCGATCATGGACCACGGAACAAAAGAGGCGCAACCTGTTTGGCCTGAATATTGGAAGATGGACGAACTTGAAAAGGTACAAGCTACTTTACCCGTGGGCAAATGGAATGCTCAGTGGATGCAGAACCCGACTTCAGAAGAAGGAGCAATATTAAAACGTGAATGGTGGAGAACATGGAAGCATGATTACATTCCTCAAATATACCATGTCATTCAATCCTATGATACCGCCTTCATGAAAAAATCATCAGCCGATTATTCTGCCATTACGACGTGGGGAGTATTTTACCCGGACCAAGATTCAGGGGCCAATCTGATGTTATTAGATGCTATTAAAGGAAGATATGAGTTTCCAGAGTTAAGGCGTTTAGCTTTAGATCAGTATAAATACTGGCAACCCGAATCTGTGATTGTTGAGGCTAAAGCATCAGGACTGCCTTTAACCTATGAATTACGTAAGATGGATATACCCGTTGTTAACTTTACACCGTCAAAAGGAAATGATAAGCATGTGAGAGTAAATGCATGTGCGCCCTTATTTGAGTCAGGTATGATTTGGGCACCGGAGCAAAAATTTGCTGAAGAGGTTATTGAAGAATGTGCTGCATTTCCCTACGGGGATCATGATGATTTGGTGGACTCAACAACTCAAGCCGTTATGAGATTTAGACAAGGTGGTCTTGTTCAACACCCAGAAGACTATCTTGATGAAAAAGAACAAGTTAAACAAACGAGAGTTTACTATTGAAAAAGCTAACAACAACTATACCTCCTCTAAGAGGACCTAACCCACAGGGCTTGAATATTCCTTTAAAACAAGTTAAGACTGTAAGATTGGAGAAAACAAATGGCAAGAAAATACGGCAAAAAAAATCTAAATAAAATATCTCGTGCAAAAAAAGTAAAAGATTTGACACCAGGTCAACTTAAAAAATTAAATAAAGAAACTCAAAAATTTATTAGAGAAGATGAAGAGGGTGGTATAAGAGGCTATCAAAAAGGTGGTCTAATAAAAGGAATACCAAAATTAACTAAAAAAGGTTTTTAATGGCAGAAATCGAAAAGTCGCTTCCAGGCGAAGTACGAACAGAAATTAAAGTTCCGGGCGAAGAGGTTACGGAACAAGTTGACATCGAAGAACAGGTTACCGAAAAAGGTCCTGTTGAAGTTATACCTGAAGAAGACGGTGGCGCGACCATCGACTTTGATCCAAGTGCAGTAAATGTACCCGGAACAGAATCACACTTTGATAATTTAGCAGATATTTTACCCGAAGATATTTTAGAACCTCTTGGTTCAGAATTAAAACAAAATTACATGGACTATAAAATGTCCAGAAAAGATTGGGAGAAAGCTTACACAGAAGGACTTGACTTATTAGGTTTCAAATATGAAAATAGAACGGAACCGTTTCAAGGAGCTTCAGGTGCAACGCATCCCGTCTTAGCAGAAGCTGTAACCCAGTTTCAAGCTACGGCATACAAAGAGTTATTACCAGCAGACGGTCCTGTCAGAACACAAGTGTTAGGAGTAAAGACTCCACAAAAAGATCAGCAGTCTCAAAGAGTAAAAGATTTTATGAATTATCAAATCATGGATCAGATGAAAGAGTACGAACCAGAATTTGATTCGATGTTATTTCATTTACCTTTAGCAGGATCTACATTTAAAAAAGTTTACTACGATGATTTATTAGGTAGAGCCGTTTCTAAATTTGTACCAGCAGATGATTTGATTGTGCCTTACACAGCAAATAGTTTAGATGATGCAGAATCTATTATTCACGTTATAAAAATTTCAGAAAATGATTTAAGAAAACAACAAGTGGCAGGATTTTATTCTGATGTAGAATTAACTCCGCCAGGTGTTACTGTAAACGACGACGTTTCAAAAAAAGAAAAAGAATTAGAAGGCACTAAAAAATCTGGAAAACAAACTACAATGTACACTATGCTTGAGTGTCATGTGGATCTAGATTTAGAAGGCTTCGAAGATATTGGTACAGATGGCGAGCCATCTGGTATCAAGCTACCTTACATCGTTACAATCGAAGAAGGTAGTGGAACGGTTCTTTCTATTAGAAGGAACTATGCGCCCAATGATCCAAAGAAACAAAGAGTCCAATACTTTGTCCACTTCAAATTTCTGCCAGGACTAGGATTCTATGGCTTTGGATTAATACACATGATTGGCGGATTGAGTCGAACGGCAACGGTCGCTCTCCGCCAGTTATTAGATGCAGGAACGTTATCAAATTTACCTGCAGGGTTTAAACAAAGAGGTGTAAGAGTTAGAGATGAAGCCTCACCAATACAGCCCGGTGAATTTAAAGATGTAGATGCACCAGGTGGTAACTTACGAGAAGCTTTCTTTCCTTTACCTTACAAAGAACCATCAGGAACTCTGTTACAATTAATGGGTATTGTAGTCCAAGCTGGTCAAAGGTTCGCGGCTATATCTGAATTGCAAGTGGGTGAAGGTACACAGAACGCGGCTGTTGGAACAACGATTGCTCTTTTAGAGAGAGGATCGAAAGTGATGTCAGCTATTCATAAAAGATTATACAGCTCAATGAGACATGAGTTTAAATTATTATCTAAAATTATTGCAACTTATCTACCACCAGAATATCCGTATGACGTGGTCGGTGGTGCAAGAGTCATTAAACAAGCAGACTTTGATGAGAGAATAGATATCTTACCAGTAGCAGATCCAAATATTTTCTCTATGTCACAACGTGTAACGCTAGCACAAACACAATTACAGCTAGCTACATCACAACCTCAATTACATAATTTATATTCTGCATACAGAAACATGTATGAAGCGATTGGTGTTAAAAATATTGATGCAATTTTACCACCACCAATGCCTGTTCAACCTATCGATCCAAGTCAGGAACACATTATGGCTTTATCAGGTAAACCTTTTCAGGCTTTTCCTGGTCAAGATCACAGAGCACACATCACAGCACACTTAAACTTCATGTCAACTAACATGGTTAGAAACAATCCTGCTGTTATGGCTTCTATACAGAAAAATATTTTAGAGCACATCAGTATTATGGCTCAAGAGCAAGTACAATTAGAGTTTAGAGAAGAATTACAACAACTACAAATGATGCAACAACAAGCTCCAGTCAACCCACAGGTCGCACAACAGCTACAAATGTTAACTCAGCAGATTGAAGGAAGAAAAGCTGTGTTGATTGCAGAGATGACAGAAGACTTTATGAACGAAGAGAAGAAAATTACCTCTCAATTCGACTCTGATCCACTACTAAAACTGAAAGCAAGAGAAGTTGATCTAAGAGCTATGGAAAATGAGCGTAAAAAAGAGGCTGATTTAAGAAAATCAGAGCTTGATACGGCTAGATTAATGCAAGCAAGAGAACTTGCAGAAGATAAAATGGATCAAAACGAAAAATTATCAAAATTAAGAGCTGGAGTTAGTCTTGCAAAGGCTGATAAACCAGGTATAACTGCAATAGAGATCGAAAAGTAATAAAATAGGAGTAAAAATGGAAAAACTAGATAAAATTAAACAGGTTGTAGC